GGTTTGTTTTTTTAACTATGATAATACCTTTAATGAAAGTGTATGAAGACTAGAATTACAAATATGGTATTATATAGAAGTTATAAATAAATAAAAATGACTATACAGATCTTATGTAAAATAGTTCAACGCTGTAAAATGTTGTTGACAGTCAAAAAAGGTGAATAAAAATGGATATCAAATTTTATAAAGAGCAGTCAGCAGAAGCTAATCACTCTTTGAATGAAAGTATAATCGCTGCTGATATATCTACTACAGATGAGATTATATCTGTAGTAATAGACGAGAAAATAACGAGTAGTATCGTGTATAAGATAGCAGAAGTACAACCTATTCATGGACCGACAGCTGCTCACTTTTCAGTTCAGTATGACGAAGTTACAAATAAGACTAGTGTCGTTCGTACTAATATAACAGTAGAAGCAGATGCATTAGAGCAAACTGGTTTTACAATCGAAGCTGCAGAAGATATGTATGCTCAGTATGGAAAGTCAAGTATTAAGTTTTTTGGAAAGACATTCGCTGGTGTGAGTGCTAAAAATGAAAATACTAAATTGTTATTAAAAATGTCTACATGGGCATTTGCAGATACTCAGTTAACGTTAACGAATATAGGTAATGCTGAAACAACTATGTTTGAGATTGCTAAAAAAGTTGGTGATAGTATCGTAAAGATGAATTCTAAAAAGTACCGAACATTGGATTCATTTGTAGTGTTACCTCAGAATGTGGCTGGTGCTGTTCTTGGATTAAGTAATTATTTTAGTGAAGGTGTTGAACACGAGTTATTTATAGGTAGAACTTCAAGAATAAGTTATTATATTAATCCAGATCCATTAAGTACTACTTGTTTCGTAGGTTTAAATGGAAAGATTCCTGGTAGTTCAGCTATTATATTTAGTCCTTATCAGCATACGTTAAGTACAGCTGTAGATCCAGCTACTGGAAACGAGAATATAGTTGGTTTTAACAGATATGCTATGTCTTTAAATTCTTTAAGTACAGCCGGAAACGAGATGATTACTAAGTTTTTGATTGCTTAGGTTTAGATGGTTTTTAAACTCTATTTAATAAATGTTATAGTATAATACAACTAGACAAGAAACAGGAAATAAAAAATGAAAAAGTTAACAACAATGTTAGAAAAATATTCAAAGATTAAAGAGTCTAAGTCGTCTAAAGAACCAAAAGACGTATGGAAAACAGGTGGTCAACAAGTTATGACTATCGATGATATGTCTGTTCTGTATAATGTAGATATGAAAAGTAACATGATAAATGTAAAATATACAAAAGATGGTAAGAAGTTTAATCCTAAGTTAAAATTGACTATGAAAAATGCAGACCCAGAAAAAGATATATTAAAACATTTTCAAATGATGTAGAAGCTATAATGTTTAAAGAATTCATGAACCTGAAATTAAAAAGTACAAGTACAAGCGTAGACGCTCTTGTCGAAAAAGTTATAGATGAAGATGCTCGTCAGAATGGAATAGAAGCAAAAGCTGATTTAACAGGTAAACGAGCAGAACAACTCTTAAGAAAAGAGAATATAAAAATAAAGAATATATTCAAAACAAAGTTTGGTATCGAATTTTTACTCGCTAAACAATATCCAGAACAAACTATAAAGAATATACTAACAGGATATAGTCTAAGATTCGACGAAAAATCAGTTTTTATAGTTTTATAAACGCTTATAAACAGTTTAATTAGAATTAGAAAAGGATAGCAATGAATAAATACCCTATAACGGTATTTGCTGCAGAAACTTACAGCAAAAATAAAGAAAAAGTGCCTATGTCCCCATTTCAAGATAAGACTTTTGTCTTTGAGACTCATTACGGTAGTACGAATATAGATTTGTTTTCTGTGTTTGTATCACACTGGGTTTTAAACATACCTCTTGAAAACCTTGCTAAACCTATCAGAACGTACAGAAGAAAAGATAATTTAGAACAGTTCTATAACAAAAATATATCTTATTTCGTTCTAGATATAGACGATGTTAAAACTCAAAAAGACCAAGATGATATTTTAAACTTCTTTAAAGACTTTAAAGTAATAATCGGTGAATCTAAATCTGCAAACGGTATAGATAACTTTAATATGAAAGGTCTCTTATTCATAGACACAACTCTAGATTACGCAAAACGATGTATATCTAGTATAAACAGAACGTTCGATAATTGTACAATTGATGAAGCTGTTTCAAGAAGAGTTACTTATAACGCACCTATCGGTAAACATAAAGTACTCTTAAATAATGAAACAGGGAAAGTATTCGGTTGTACTATACAAAGAGAAGACAAAAATTTCTTAGATAGTTCTATACCGAAACTTATCAAAAAATCAAATCAATTCAGTACTGAAACAGCAAAAGATATAACTGAACTTGTAGATAACATTAATAATCCAGATGTTATAAACGATTTAGACGCTCAGAATATAGAAACATACTGTCTTAACATATTCAAGTCTATGAAGTTCATACCTGTTAAAAATTCAGATGAATCTATCTATTTTAAACACCCAAGCGAGCTTAAGACTACAGGTGGTTTTTTCTGGTTTAGAAGTTCTCCTTATACGATGCACCATCATAATTCTACTAGGACTGTATCTATATACGATCTTGTTAAAAATTCAGATATAGGCAAAAAACTTCTACATTTAGAAATAGATTATACAGATAGTCTACTTCAGTTTAATACAGATACAAAAGTCATAAATGTAAACGAACGATTCTTAGAAACGACAAACAAAGAAGAAGTACTATCAAATTGGATTGAACAGAAACACGGTTTATTATCGATAAAATCTCCGATGGGAACTGGTAAATCGAAAATAATCAACTATCTTGTTCAAGAAGCGTTTTCAAACGATATGTCTGTACTTATATTAACGAATAGAATCTCGGTAGCAAATGACTTCGGTAAAAAATACAACATAAAAATATATAACAAAGACAGATATAACCAGGGTGACTCTATAATAGTACAATATGATAGCTTATGGAAATATAATATACAACATTTCGATATGGTAATCATGGACGAATTCATTTCTTTAATGATGCATTCAAGAGATAATCTATCAAATAGTTCTATTAACTTAGCTAAATTCTTCGGATGTTTCAATAAAAAATTAGTTATAGCAGATGCTTTTTTAACTGGATACGAAAACTTCTTGTTAAATAACTATAAAGATAATATTTTACAAATCGATAATAACTGGAGAGACCCATCTCGATTACACTTATATGAGAATAAAAATAGTTTCATACATGATTTAATCGAGACAGCAATCGAAGGTTCAAGAATAACTGTATCTAGTACATCAATGGGTTTCATCAACGCGTTAACGTATCTATTACAGAAATTCAAAATAAAAACAATAACATTAACAGCAAGTACACCTGAATCTACAAAAGAACTTATATATAAACTCTTCGAAGAAGAAACACATGATAAATGGCAGGTTCTTATATTTAGTCCTACGTTAACGGTCGGTGTATCGAATCTTAATGAAACATACCAACATTTTCATTATGACACGTCTATGAGTACGAATGTTATCAGTTCTATACAGATGATAAAACGTACAAGAAAAGCTGAAACAATCAAGATGTTTATATCGCAAAAAATTCAGAAACTTAAAACAACATACGAAGATCTCAGAGATGAATATATACAGAATATAGGTAAACTAGAAGATAATTATATGTTCTCTATAGACGACTATGGAGATTTAAGACTATCAAACTTAGGCAAGACCTCTTTAAAAATAGATGTATTCTCGAATATATTAGAATACAATCATAAAGACGCGATGCTGTTCTTATTAAAATATCACTTCTTGGAAGAACCAAAGATAATACGTACTACAAAATCTGAAAATAGGTTATCCGGTGTTACAAAAAAGTTAAATCTTCAAAAAGAACTAACTAATAAGTCTTATATAGAACAGTTCTTATCGTTAACAGATACAGAAATAGAACAAGCTCTTGAAAACGAAAATACAGATGAAACATTAAGAATATTAGCACAGATAGACGAACATATTAAACCATTCACGAATAATCGTGTTAAAACAAAAATATTCAACTTCTGTATAAAAGATAAAGCGTTTATAGAAAAAGCGTTGTATTATAGAACTATCTATAACTATTCAAAAGAGTTAATATCTAAAGACCAGATTCAAGAACAGATAGCTATTTCTGCTGTGAATAAGGATTCTTCAGCGATTGACTTTTACAATGCTGTTCTATCTTTAGATTTTAGTACTATTCCATTTTTGAAAAAGTATGATTTAAGTAAACTTAAACAGAACAAGACTCTTAAATATGTACTATCAAAAAGTGGATATAAAATAAAACAAATCGGAGCAGGTAGAACTGCATTCGTAGAAAATATAGATATAGTTAATAATTTTGGATATATAAAGGAATAGAAAATGAAAGCACTTCAAGCACGGAAACTAAACGAGAGTTACTACCGAATAGACGGTGATACAGAATTAAAAAAACAACTGAACGAATTCTTAAAAATAAAGAAGCCCAATGCCCAATTCGATAAAATGGTTCAAAGAGGATTAGCTTCGCCATTTTACTATTTCTGTATTATACATGATAATCAGTTAATTATACCATCTGGTCTTAAGAACTTTGTAAAACATCTTGTACAATTCGAAGAAGATAAAGAACTATATTCTTTACCCGAAATATCAGAATTCTTAAATAATATCGAACTACCATTCGATCTATACCAACATCAGATAAACGCGATAACAGATAGTCTAAACACAGGTAGATTATTCGCAGTTTCAGCGACAGGTTCTGGTAAATCAGCTGTTGTATCGTTAATCGCTGAATTTATGAGATTGAAAAATAAAAAAGGTCTTATTCTTGTACCATCTATAGACTTAGTCTCTCAGATACACGGCGACTTCCTAGATTATAAACTAACTGACTTATATAATAATACACATCTTATAGGCGGTGACAACACAGACAAACATTTAAACGCTGATATAACAGTAACAACTTGGCAATCTGCTATGAAAATGAAACATCTTATGATTAATATAGACTATGTTATAGTTGACGAAGGTCATCGTTTAAACATAGATTCACAGTCGGCTGATATAGTACATCAATGTTTAAACGCAAAATTAAAAATAGGTTTATCCGGAACACTACCAGAAGATCCGTTAACAAAAATGAGTCTGTTCTCTTGTACAGGTACACCAAAAAAATATATAACTACAAATGGTTTAGTTAAACTTGGATTAGCTACACCTGTAAAAATAAATGTGCTTCATCTTAGATATAACAGAGAAGACAATTCTTTATTCAAACATTGTAAAGATTACCAACAACATTTAACGTTCATAAAAGAACACCAACTTAGGAATACATTCATAGCTAAACTTAGTAAGAAAGTATCAAAAAAGACAGGTACAACTGTAGTTATGTGTTCACATGTACAACACATGAAAGATATATTCACAGAAATATTTAAAGAACTATATCCAGATGTCGTTCTAGAAAACAAGAATATAACCGGTAAGAAGTCATTCGAGTTTCAAGAAAAATATAACATATTCTATATAGCAGGAGCTACTGATTCAAAAAATAGAAAAGATACGTTATCAAATCTAAAAGAACATAACGATGCTATTCTTGTATCGAATTACGCGATATTTTCGACGGGACTTAACATAAAATCTATCTCGAATATAGTTTTTGCAAGTCCTATGAAGTCATATACAACTATATCACAATCTATCGGTAGAGCTGTTAGAACACATATATCAAAAGAAGTTGCGAATATATACGATTTAGTCGATGATTTTTCTGTAAGAGGTGGTTCTGGAAGATTCGTTAAACAATACAAGCATAGGCTTGAAAAGTCGTATATACCTGAAGAATTTCCAGTAGTCGAACATGTAGTACAACTAGAGAGTTATAGAAGTTAAAAGTTCTTTGTAGCGTCAAATACGTTAGATAACCCATCGCCACCGATAGCTCTTGCTATTTGGTCAAGTGGACCTCTATCTCCGTATAACGGAATGAATTCAGAATATGATAAGACAACAGAGAATTCAGATAGTGTATTCGGATCGTCGTCGTCGAGTGTAACTATACCAAGACTTGAAGGAAAACAGTTCTGAAGTTTATAACCGTATACTTTATTGTTGTTCCCGTCTAACTGCCAGATATTTACGTCTGTCTGATAAGGAGATGTACTATTTGCGTTTCCTTTATCTAGAAAGCCCAGAAAGAAACTCAATCCACCATCTTGTAAACCGTTCTTAATAGCGCTAGCTGTATCTAGTATATCTGTTATCGCGCCTGTTGCTTGTTCGAATGAACTACCTAATACGCCTTCGTCTTTTGGTTTAGAGTTATCTATTTTTGTAAGCCATTTATCAAAAATTTTACGTACAGACATATCAGAGTCATCTACTAATGATATTTCATATTCGCCTATATAGTCTGTTTCACCTTTCATTTTATATTTTCTACCTCTATGATAAGCTTCTACTGTACTGATGTTTCTTTCTGGTAGACCTGCACTTCTGCATAAAATATTTAAAGCTGTACCTTGTATGCCTGGTATAGGTATCTCAATAAGATATTTTGACTTCCTAAGACCTAATCCAGGCCCGAGGTGTTTTTTTAAATTGGTTATAGTAAATGACATTTTTTATTCCTTTATGAGCTTAATCGAACATAGAACTAGAAAATTTAGATATTTTATTTAATGTTCCGTTTATCTTTTGCGTTACAGGAGATGTTATATTATTTACTTTGCTTGTTATAGCTTTATCTGCTGCTGCTGTTATTTTTGATACTGCACTACCAATTGCGTCATTTGCTAGTTTAGATAGTTGACTCTTTATAGAACTATTATGTGTTTCATTACCTACGAAACTATCAAAATAACTATAACTGAACGTTACAGAAAATTCAAGCATTTCTCCTCTTGACTCTGCGTTTAACGATACAGGGGATACCACCGTCGGAAAACAATCATACATTACATATTTAATCGGATGAGCAACTAAATCAAAGTCAAGTTGGTATAACGTTATATCTTTTGTATATCCGTTTTCTTTATTATCTTTTTTTGCAGTTTTTACTTCTTTTGAACTTGAATCTGAATAGTTATGCGTACCATCTAATGATTCAATCCAATTTTCAAACGCTTGTTTTAAACGGTGGTCTTCAGATAGATAAAACGAACATTCGAACGTCTGTTCGTATTTAGTCTGGCCTTTTACAGGAATAGATCTGCCTTTGAACTTTATATCTATAGTATCATGAGATTTACCTGGGAAAGCACTTGTTTTGGCAAGTACATCTATAGTAGTGTTATCTGGAAACAAACTAATAGGCAAATTCATAATCAACTCATATTTAGCAGCTCTTGCAGCATTACCTAACGATGTTTCTATCAAATTTTGTACAGATGAACTCACTTTTATTCCTTTTATCTTTTATAAATAGTTTAATTAAACGTAATAAACAGTAATTAAACGTTATTACATATCTATTTATACAAAAAGGAAACTATATGCAATTAGCTCAGTCTATTAAAAAAGCTTACGATACGAAATGGGCATTTGTAAATAGTTTCGGTGTACAAATAATTATACCAGATAAAATGAAACAAGAAATATGGCCAGATTTTGATTCTAGAGATATAGAATTGAATATAATATCTTGTAGTACACCTCAGTTAACAAATAACACTATAGAAATATTTCAAGCAGATAAATGGTCGATACACAATGGACGAGATGAACTATACAGATTTAATATGACATTCAGAGATGAAGACCAACTACGTTTATATCGTAAATTTGTATCGTTATATAAGAACACGAAAGATTCATATTTTAACGATGTAGCTCTGATAGTAAATATATACAAAGACGCAGACTGGTTAGGTGAAGAACAAGAGAAATTGTTATGGTATCTCGAAGGTGTTCTTATAGAAAGTGTATCTCAGATAGATTTTAATACCACGACTGAAAACCAAGTAACTGAATTCTCAGTCAGTTTCAAATGCAGAGAAGTCGTAATCGCAGATTATTAGATCTGCTACAATGATTTTAAGTAAAAATATAGTATAATCGTGGTATAATTACAATTAAAAGGACATACATGTCAACAGCAAAACCAGAACAACCTGAATTCCCGTATAGTTTCGATTTAAAAGGTGAACAAATAAATTTCCGTAAATGGAAAGGCAAAGATAGAAAAGCTTTCTTAAAACTCCTTAAACAAGACGATATAGATGAAAATGCAGCTGCTAACACGTTAGTATACTCATGTTTAGAAAAACAAATAGCTCTTAGTACCGAAGAATTCAGATATGTAATAGCTCAGATTAGAAAAGTATCAATTTCTAGTACAGTAAAATACAATTTTTTATGTCAAGAATGCGATGAAGAATATTCTACAGATATTAAATTAGACGATATAGTAAAACAAAAGTATTCAGATAACACTCTTATATCTACAGATGATACAAAAATAAAATTAACAGATGTAAGAAATAGAGAGTTCTATAACAAAAAAATAGAAGAACAATACTCGGATGACGAAATTTATCTCTGTGACTTCTTATTAAGAATCGAATCGTTAAACGAAAAAGATGATTATACATACGATGAATTAGTAGAATACTTTGACGATTTAGATACAGATGAACTAGATAAAATATTCGATCAATGGGATGACATCAGATTTGTAGTAGAAGACGTACATACAGTAACATGTCCAAATTGTAAAACGCCAGATACATATAAATTTGACGAAATCGAAGGATTTTTCCCAAGCACTTGGATAATTCGTATATGACGGTAACGTTAGATTATGGAAGAGAAAAAATAAAACTAAAACCATACG